TGGGGCATAGGAACCACATATCCCTCACACTATAGGGACACTTTATACGTCCCCCTTTAATAATACTTCTGTCTAGGAGTATCATAATCAATGAAAGGAGATTCCCACCATTGATGAGAATCTTTTCTTCTTCTAGGTTTATAACCCAGTTCCTTCATAAGTTTTTGATGAAAAATCTTATCTTCCCATGATTTACGCATATTAGCCACCAGCAAGATCACATCCAATATGACTACCAACTACTGCACCCAATGGAATTGCCCACCAACGACCATCTCCTCTTGATACAGCAGCACCGATACCACCACCTAATAGTCCACCAGCAATCTTACCATCACTACAATCATTAGTATCCTCATAGACAGTTACATGCCTACGATAGTATGGTCTTTCTGTCGGTCTATGTGGTCTATGCCATCCTATATTAGAATCTTCACAAGGAACTTCAACAGTATCCTTCCATGACTTTACATATCCAGGATTATCCTCTGTTCCTGGAATATATTCCTCTCTATATTCTGTCTTAAAACAACTTCTTTGATTAGAATATCCTGGTTGAGAGTCGTTATAAATGGGACTAGCAAGAGCAGAAACAGGAGTCAATGCCAACAATGCTGCAAGTGCAATTTTCATTTTAATTTTTATCTATAATCCTAGTATAACATAAAGAGATTGATTCACCTAGAAGTTTGTGCCAGTTCTCTGAGTGCCACCATCTTGGTAAAGATTCCATCCATATTATAGAACAACTTATAATTCTCTGTCGTTACATAGTGTCCTTTAATCTCATTACCATCACAGTGCCATCCATAAGATTCAACCTTTTCTTCTATACCATCTATTCTCATTTTCTTCTTACCATCTAAGTAAGATAGGTATCGCTCGTCTAGGTTAATCATAGTTTTATGTTGGTGTGTGAGGAGATTCTAACATAGTTATATGATTTATCTATAAATTTTATAATGTCTTTAGACTTACGCAATCATTCGTTACTATTATTCATGTGAGATTCAATAACATCTTGCAATTTCTCAAACTGCTTAAGATGATCTATATCATATAATATTTTAGATATTTGAGTCACGACCAAAGGATTTTCATTCACCGCAGCACATTTGATTGCTGCTCGGATACTTCCCTCTGCTTCAAGTAAATGATCTAGTGTTTGTTCAGATAGTGCCATGATTAATAACGTGATGGGATTTTGTGATAGTCAAGAGGAGTATAAGCATAACCATATTTTTGGAGATACTCATCAAATAATTCATCAGGAACTTTACCTTCCCAATACTCCTTTTCGGTGTATTCTCTTTTAGTCATTTAACTCCTTTTTAAGTTTTTCTTCTCTCTTAATACGCCTCTTAACTTCTTTAGCGTAGAGAACATCTTCTTTACTATACCAGTCAGGATGTTTTTTGGCAAGTTTTAGAAGTTTCTTTGCTGCTTTCTTGTCCTTCAAAATAAACTAGGTAATTTTACTGTGAAGGATTATTTATAACTCTTCCTCTTGTTCTGTAAGTAGAGTGACCTCATCAGAAGTAGGATAAGCAACACAAGTTAAAACATATCCTTCATCCATTTGGTCATCATCAAGGAATGTTTGCTCTTCTTGGTTCACTTCTCCTTCCACGATCTTCATACAACAAGATGAACATGCACCTGCTCTACAAGAGGATGGATGATCAACACCTGCTTCCTCTGCTGCATCTAAAATTGTAGTATCTTCATCACACTCAAATGTTTCAGTTGATCCATCAGGTGTTTGTAGAGTGATAGTTGCCATTGTGATATTATATACAAACTGTTATTATATAGATGTAATATCATCTAAAGAGAAGATACTTTTGAGTTGTAATCCTGACAATTTCATTGCCTTATTTGCCTCATCATCTTCCTGTCGATCTACTATAGAAACAACAGTATCTACCTCATAACCTGCATCACGAAGTTTCTCTACTGCCTTGATAGCAGATCCACCTGTTGTGATTACATCCTCTAATACTGTTATCTTTGTTTTCTCTGGTGGTAGCAATCCTTCAATCCATGCTTGTGTCCCATGTCCCTTTGCTTCTTTCCTTACAATTAGTGCATTAACCATTCTACTATCAAGAGCAGATACTAATGCCACTCCACTCACAAGAGGATCAGCACCTAATGTAAGTCCAGCAACATAAGATGTATCCACTTCCTTTAACATTAGTAAACTAGCTAATGTCAAACCCCTACCACTTAAAGTTACAGGTTTACAATTCACGTAATGCTCACTCTTCTTTCCTGATGAGAGGGTATATTCACCCTTTTTATAAGCATACTTCTTTATGAGTTCTAGGAGTTCATCTTTCATTGGTTTCTTGCATTGCTAATAGTGTTGTGTAAGGTATCCATGCAGGTTCTTCATCCTTAAATTGTACCTGCACTTCAGTTATGTTCTTCTGCAACCAGCGTGAGTAAGTTTCTCTCACCATCTTGACTGGACTTAATGGATTGTTCATCTGCTCCATAGCATCTGTGTTATGTATCATAAATCCTCTTTGCCATATATTATCTCAATCTTCTTCCATGTTGTGTCATGATTATAACAAGTAAGTCTTTCCATCTTTCCACCCAATTCAGCAGTAATTGTTAAGAGTTCTGCAATAAGATCACCTTCATTGTCCATTTTTTCCTCATATTTCCTTACAGTATAAAACCCCTCAACTAAAAAGTCAAGGGGTTATTGATTCTTATGTTTTGATCTATTTAAGGTGGATGTGAATGAATTAGCATTTTATTTAATTCTAAGGTTTACTTAAATTAAATTAAAACCTCCTTACATATACGTTTACAAACTGATTGACTGTCATCACATTCGATTAAACACTCGTAATAGTCTGCGATTAAATCATTATTGGGACTTAAGGTTTGTTCTCCTGCTAATTGATTATGTGAAATTAAGTTGTGCATTAATCTTCTCCATGAACAATAGTTTACTCATAATGTAGTGCATAATATAGCACCTTTAATGCATTTGGTTCTCCGTATTGTACCTGTCGGTGACTACTAATATTTATACAAGTTATGTTTGTATTTGCTGATACAATTTAACAAAAATTTATGCCTAGTATTCCCTCTTCTCTGACATATAATATGCACCCAACGCACCACTCATTAAAGTCTCACTAATATCACCATTAGGTGTCTCAACCGTAGGTTCTACATGATTATTCTTTTTACCAAATTCTAATGGTGGTGTATGAGGATTAGGCATCTCTCTAACCATTTCAATTACTTGATCTCTTATCGACATTAACTCCTCTTTACATCCCTGATTATATGCACAAGATCTTAATGCAGAATCAGGTTTATACAATGATTCTAACAATAAAGTTTTTGCACGATCCCATTTTTCTTGTTGGGTTTCAGTTTCATCAAGCGTCTTCTGATCTTTCATTTAGTTCACATTGTGGGGTTCCTTGAAGTAGTATTTCAACTATTTCTGTTTTAGTTTCAGAGGATAATTTCCTATCAGCACGAACAGTTTCTATAATGCCCTGTATATCAGAACATTCTAGCAATCCAGCGATAAGAACTGCAAACATTGCGGTAATATCCATCACTACACCTATTTAATCAGGAAATAACTTCCCAATCATCATCACCAGATTCACGGATTGTAAAGTCAAAGCGATTGGTAATTGATTCAAGACCAACTTCACCGTTTCTTCTCCATGCTACTCTACATGAATGTAGTTTATACATAGAGTTCTCAAACAGTTCTTGTGCGTACTCTGATCTAGGTTTCACACAAAGAAATTCAGTTTTAATTGCAGTTTTCATCATTATAAAGAAAGATTGGATCTTTTAAGATAGTGGGAATATTGAGTATAAAGATACTCCTCCATAGTGTTTGCTTGCTTTTCCCAAGGTTGATTCTTATAATCAGTCTCGGAGTGGTCTATGCCCTTCCAAAGACGTTTATTGTGTTTATCCTTAAGAAGACCCTTAACGTGCTGATAAACGTGCCACAGCTCGTGTAAGAGGGTTCTGGTGTAGTTCTCTGGTGACATACGGTTATGCAGTTCGATCTCGAATTCACGAGGTCGATAGTCACAGTCAGATGCCCACATCCAACCAAACACACCTTGCCTGATTAGACCAAGATGATCTACACTGATACTGATTTTATAGCGAGGAAGATATGCACTGACGAACCATTTTACGATACGTTCACACCTTACTTTACTATAGTTGTATCCTGTTGTTTCAAGATAATGCATAATTTAGAAAAGATTGTGTTAAACGAACACCCCAATTCATCATCCATACAAAGGATGCTATAAACACTAGTTTTTCTGATGAACTCAAATTCACATAATTTTTGCGACCATTAAAGTATAACCGATCTCAATCCACGAGAAATATTTTATGTGCCAGTTAGTTTATTGTCCTA